TGTGCTGGACATGCACCTTGCGGCTATGAATGCAGTCTTGGCTAACACAGTCAACCCTGTGTATGCCGACCGCCTGTCGTCCTACGGCCTGCAAAACGCCTACGTCCCGCCCGCTGTTGCCAAGCTGCACAAGGCCCAGGCGATGGCTGCCGACGTGCGCGCCCGCCGGCCGGAGATGCAGGTGCGGAGGATCGGATGATTCCGTTCTACCTCCTGCGCGGGAAGATGGGCGGCCCGAACGGCCAAGCCCTCAAGGCATGGGTAGCCGAGCACATGCCCGAACTCGACCGCGAGCTCGGCCCGCTGCCGCTGGATCGGGTGCGCGAGCGGCTGAACGAGATCACGGGCTGCAGCGTCAGCGGCGCGGATCCGGTCGAGCGAACCTGTGCTGTGTTCCTCGAAGCACTCAAGCGCAGGCACAGGGAGGTGACTTGACCCAACCGAAGGACATCGGCGCGCGACTTGAGAACTGGGGCAAGTGTTACCGCACCGGTGGCGGCGGCGTCACAGCGCGCGGCACCGATTCGCGTGGCGGGAGGCGTGGAGGCAGCCCGCTCGTTATGACCGCCATCGTGATCGACCGCATGCGCTCGGCGTCGTTCGGCGCCCAGGCGAGCCGGTCGTCCAGCCTGAACTACGCCGACGCCAAGCTGGTCGAGCGCGCCTGCGCAAGGCTGACCTACCGCTCCCGAACCGTGTTGCGGATGCACTACGTCTGGAACGCGGCACCGGGTGCAATCTGCCGGAAGCTCGATATGCCCATCTGGCCGTCGTCGCATTTCAACCGCGCCCTGGTCGAGGCAAAGGCCGAAATCGAGAAGATTGTTGACAATGCGCAAGACTAGGGCTACATTTCGCCCTGACAACTAATTTCCGTCCTTCAAGACGCGTAGAGGGTGCCTGATGGCAGCCCTCGGCGTCTCTGGAGGAAAGAAGCCCCGCTCAGCAATGACGCGGGGCTTTTCCTTTTCTGCTGGTCTCCCAAGGCCCCTTTAGCAAGGGCAACTCGGGCCGCTGCCGCTTCACCGCGGTGGCGGCTTTTTTTGGAGCAGCCGCAATGCAGCCAGCCGCCTACATCGCAGCCATCGAGCGCGCGGTCATGAACGAGGACACCGACACGCTGGCCTCGATCGCGCATCGGATGGCTGACGGTGCCGAGGCGATGCAGATCCTGCGCAACCTGGGCTACGGCACGAGCGGCATGGACTTGGTGGCGATGGTCAGGCTGGTGCCGAAAGCGAAGAATTGAAGATGACTGCTGCATACGATCCCGAACAGGCCGCCAAGTTCTGCGCCGCGATGGCCTCGACAACCGACAGCATCGCGACCATCTGCAAGCGCAAGGATATGCCGAGCAAGGCGACCGTGTTCCGCTGGAAGAGCGAGCAGCCGCTGTTCGCCGCAATGTACGAGGCTGCCAAGAGCGCCCAGATCGATACGCAGTTCGATGAAATCGTTGAAATTGCCGACAACTGCAAGACCGACAAGGATGCTGTCGCCAAAGCCAAGCTGCGCATCTATGCCCGCATCGAAGCCGCGCAGCGCCTGAAGCCGAAGCAATACGGCCTGAAGGTCGCACACGGCGGCGCCGACGATCTGCCACCGATGAAGACAGAGTCCACAGTGACCATTACCGCCGAGGAGGCGTACAAGCGGATGATCGATGGCGGTGCCTGAGTGGTTCGACTTCAAGGCTCCCGACTACGAGCGCATCTACGCGATGCGCGCCGAGCGGCTGCAGCGGATACGCACCGACCCCGGCCTGATCCCGGGCCTGCGTGAGCACTACAAGGCCAACCCGGTCGACTTCATCAACGACTGGGGTATGACGTTCGACCCGCGTAACGCGGAAATCGGCCTTCCGACGACAATCCCGTTCCTGCTGTTCCCGAAGCAAGAAGAGTTCGTTGCCTGGGTGCGCGAGCGCTGGCTGGGCCGCGAGGATGGGCTGGCCGAGAAGTCGCGCGATATGGGCATTTCGTGGCTTTGCGTCGGCATCGCGGTTTGGATGTGGACGTTTTACCCGGGAGTGGTGATCGGCTTCGGTAGCCGCAAGGAAGAATACGTCGACAAGCTGGGCGACCCGAAGTCGCTGTTCTGGAAGGTACGCCAGTTTGTGTCGCTGCTGCCTGCGGAGTTCCGGCCGGCAGGCTACAACGAGGCGCGCCACGCGCCGCACATGCGCATCCTGAACCCGGAGAACGGCGCTGCTATCGTGGGCGAGGCGGGCGATAACATCGGTCGCGGTAACCGAACCTCGATCTACTTCAAGGACGAATCGGCCTTCTATGAGCGGCCGGAAGCGATCGACGCGGCACTGTCGCAGACCTCGAACTGCAAGATCGACCTCTCCACGGTCAACGGCAACGGGAACCCGTTCTACCGCAAGCGCCACAGCGGCAAGGTCAAGGTCTTCACCTTCCACTGGCGCCAGGACCCGCGCAAGGACGACGACTGGTACCAGAAGCAGCGCGAGACGCTGGACCCGGTAATCGTGGCGCAGGAGATCGATATCGACTACAACGCGTCGGTGTCGGATTCATGGATTCATGGTGACAGCATCGCGGCGGCGCAAGGTAACGGCCCCGCAGACGTGCAGCCGCTGGGGGATTGGATCGTCGGCGTGGATGCCGCGCACTTCGGTGACGACGAGAGCGTGATCCACAAGCGCCGCGGGCGCCTGAGCCTGCCCCAGGTGACCCGGCGCGGGCTGGACGGCATACAGCTCGCTGCAGTGGTCGAGTCGGAATGCGACGACTTGGTTGCGGCCGGCGGGCAAATCGGCGCCATCGTGATCGAGCTCGACGGCCCGGGCGTCTCGTGCTTCGACCAGCTCAAGGCGGGGCGTTACGCCAAGTACGTTCACGGCGTGCACACCGGTGCCAGGCAGTCGGACGGCAAAAACTACAACCTGAAGGCCAAGATGTGGCGCGATGCACGCGACTATCTGGCTGATGTGCCTGTGTCGATGCCGAAGTGTGGGGAGTTGCGGTCGCAGCTCGCGTCGGTCAAGTACAAGTACAAGGACGGGTTACTGCTCATGCAGTCGAAAAAGGAATACAAGGCGATGTACGGCAAGTCGCCAGACAGGGCTGATGCGTTCGTGCTCACGTTCGCCGCTCCAGCCAAGCCGGCATCCCCGAAACCGAAAGGCCGACCCTCTGGCAGCTGGATGGGATAACCCTACATGGCAACTGACAACGACATCCTGAAAGACGCGCTCGAGCAATGGCAAGTCGCGGAAACCGCTGAAAGCGAGAACCGCGAAGCCGCGCTCGAGGACAAGCGCTTTGCCAAGCTGGGCGAGCAGTGGCACAAAGCCGACATCGAGGCGCGCAAGGCTGACGGGCGCCCGTGCCTGACGGTCAACCGCATGCCGCAGTTCCTCAAGCAGGTCATCAACGACCAGCGGATGAACAAGCCATCGATCATCGTGCGCCCCGTGGACGACCAGGGCGACCCGGAGACGGCCGAAATCTTCAACGGCCTGATCCGCAACATCCAGGTCGCCAGCAACGCCGACAAGGCCTATGACGTCGCGTTCGATGATGCTGTCACCATGGGCTTCGGCTACTTTCGCATCCTGACCGAGTACTCGAACGACGCTTCATTCGAGCAGGACATCAAGATCAAGGAGGTGGCGAACGCTTTCACGGTCTACCTCGACCCCGAAGACCTGTTCAACCCGCAGTTCGGCTTCGTCTCGGAAATGGTCAAGCGGTCGAAGTTCAAGGCCAAGTACGGATTCGACCCGAAGCCAGTGCAAGGCGGCGGCAAGGGCGAGTCGATGCAGGGCTGGTACGACGGCGACCTCGTGCGCGTGGCCGAGTACTGGCGCGTCGATCAGGAGCAGCGCCGCCTGCTGCTGCTCTCGGACGGCTCGACCGTGTACGCCGACCAGTTCAACCAGGCGCTGGCCGACCAGATGCAGATCAAGGTGGCCCGCGAACGCGATGTGCTGTGCCCGAAGGTCAAGCAGTACATGATGACCGGGCAGGAGTTCGCCGGCGACCCATCGAAGTGGGCTGGCAAGTGGATCCCGATCATTCCGGTGCTGGGCGAAGAGATCAACATTGAGGGCAAGCGCTACCTGATGGGCCTCGTGCGGCACGCGAAAGATCCGGCGCGCATGTTCAACTACTGGCGCACCGCAAGCACGGAACTGGTGGCGCTGGCGCCCAAAGCCCCGTATATCGGTCCCGTTGGCGCGTTCGAGACCGCCTCGGCCAAGTGGGCAACCGCAAACTCGAAGTCGCACTCGTTCATCGAATACGACGTTGTGCCGGAAGCGAACGGCATGCCGCCGCAGCGCCAGCCCTTCGCAGGCGTGCCCGCCGGCGCACTGCAGGAGGCAATGAACGCCTCGGACGATATGAAGTCGGTCATGGGCCTGTACGACGCCTCCCTCGGCGCCAGGTCGAACGAAACCAGCGGCGTGGCCATCACCGCGCGCAAGCAGGAGGGCGATGTTTCCACCTTCAACTTCGTGGACAACCTCTCGCGCTCGCTGCAGCACGCCGGCCGCATTCTGGTTGACCTGATCCCGAACGTGTACGACACCGCGCGCGTGGTGCGCATTCTCGGCGCCGACGAACAGCCGCAGATCGTCACCATCAACAAGATGTTCATGGGCCCGGACGGCAAGGCGCGCAATTTCGACCTCTCGACCGGCAAATACGACGTGGTGGTCAAGACTGGCCCGTCGTTCACCACCCAACGCGAGGAAATCCGCACCTCGATGATCGAGTTCCTGCGCGCTTACCCGGCAGCCGCACCGGTCCTGGGCGACCTGCTGGCCAAGAACATGGACTGGCCGGACGCCGACAAGATCGCGCAGCGCCTGCAAGCCCTGCTCCCGCCGCAGGTCAACGGCCAGAACCCGGAAATGCAGGCCGCCCAGCAGCAGATGCAGGCGATGCACCAGCAGCTGGTCGATCTCGGCACGAAGCTGCAACAGGTCGAAGACGACAAGCAAAACGAGCTGCGCAAGCTGCTGATCGACGCCTACAACGCCGAAACCAACCGCCTCAAGGTCGTCGGCGCTGGCATGGGCCCCGAACAGGTGCAGGCGCTGGTCATGCAGACCGTGCAGCAGCTCCTGACCGCCCCAAGCCCGATGCCAGGCGAACAGCAGGCGATGGAGCCCATGCCGCCGATGCCGCCGCCCGATCAGCTACCAGTTCCACAAGAACCGCCGCAAGGCGGTTTTTTTTTCGCCTGACCCACAGGCGCCCGAGCAGTTCCAGTAGTCCCGTACCTGTGCGTTACACAGGGCCAACCACGCCGAAAGGTGCAATTCATGCCACTCGATCAGGAAGTAATCGACACTGCCAACACCCAGCTGCCGGACGAAGCCTCGAACGGCCAGCCAGCGGTGCTGCAGGCTCCGGCTGCCCAACCCGCGGATACCCAGCCCCCCGCAAACGCAGAACCGAACAACCCGGACGCGCAACCGCAGGACACGCCCAAGAAAGGCGGGGTCCAGAAGCGCATCGACGAACTGACGCGCGAACGCTACGAAGCGCAACGGCAAGCGGATCACTGGCGGCAGCAGGCTGAAAAGGCCCAGCAGTCCCAGCCCGCCGCAGCGCCGAAGCCGGCGCCCAACATCGCTGACTATCAGGACTTGAACCAGTTCCTGGCTGACCGCGATGCATGGGTACTGGAACAGGCCGAGCAACGCTTCACTCAGCGCACCCAAGAGCAAACCCAGCAGGAGAAAGCGGAGCAGTCGCAGCACCAGCAGGCCATCGATCGACAGGCGCGCCAAGAGCAGTTCAAGGCACGCGAGATCGACGCCTCTGGCCGCTACCAGGACTACCAGCAGGCGGTGACCACGCCGCACGTGCAGCAGACCCTGGCGGCGCGGCCGGACATCGTGGAAACCGTGATCGACTCCGACCACGGCCCCGACATCGCCTACTTCCTGGCGAAGAACCCGGTAAAGCTGCAAGAGCTGGCATTGCTCACCCCTCTCGCCGCAGTTCGCGAAATCGGCCGCATCGAGCAGATGTTCATGGCCAACACCACGAAGCAAAACACCAACGCGCCGGCTCCGGTGCGCACTGTCGGCGGCAAGGCCGAAGCGGCGCGCAACCCGGAAAACATGAGCATGGCCGAGTACCGGAAATGGCGCTCCTCGCAAAAATCGTGACCTGAAAGGGCTTCAAAATGCCAAACGCAATCATCAATCCGACCGTCATCGCCAAAGAGGCGCTGATGCAGCTGGAAAACACCCTCGTCATGGGCAACAACGTCCATCGCGAGTACAAGAAGGAGTTCGTCAAGGTGGGCGACACGGTCAACGTGCGCATGCCGGTGGACTTCACCGTGACCGATGGCGCGACCCGCTCGAACCAGGACGTGGTCGAGAAGAACAGCAACATCGTGGTCGACAAGCGCAAGCACGTGTCGTGGAAGTTCTCGACCCAAGACCTCACGCTGACGGTCGAAGAGTACAGCGAGCGCTACATCAAGCCGGCCATGATTCGCCTCGGCAACCAGGTGGACGCCGACTTGTGCTCGCTGTACAAGAAGGTCTACCACTCGGCAGGCACCGCCGGCACCACCCCGGCAACCTTCGCCGCCCTGGCCGCCGCTGCGCAGAAGATGGACGAAGTCGGCGTGCCCGACGACGGTCAGCGCCGCCTGGTGCTGAACCCCGCCGCCCACTGGTCGCTGGCTGATGGCCTGAAAGGGATCCAGAACCAGAAGCGCGTCGAAGACTTCATCGGCCGCGGCTACCTCGGCACCATGGCCAACTTCGACATCCTGGGCGACCAGAACGTCAAGGCCCACACCAAGGGCATCGCGACCGGCACGCCTCTGGTGAACGGTGGTGCGCAGGGTGTCACCTACGCCTCGCTGACCTCGGGTTCCAGCTTCTGGCAGTCCAACCTGATCACCGATGGCTGGACCGCTGGCCAGACCGGCATCCTCAAAGCTGGCGACGTCTTCACCATCGCTGGCGTCTTTGCTGTGAACCCGATCAGCAAGGATTCGACCGGCGCCCTGCAGCAGTTCACCGTGATCTCGGACGTCAACTCGGACGGCACTGGCAACGCCACGCTGGCCGTGTCGCCGCCGATCATCCCCTCGGGCGTGTTCCAAACCGTGACCGCGGCGCCGGCCGACAACGCAGCCATCACGGTGGTGGCGAACCACGCGGCCAACCTGGCGTTCCACAAGAACGCGTTCGCCCTGGTTATGTGCCCGCTCGAGCTGCCGGATTCGGCTGGCTTCAAGGCCCGCGAGTCGTACAACGGCATGTCGGTGCGCGTGGTCAAGGACTACGACATCGACGCCGACGAG